GCGCTTCTGAGCTTTCTCCTGCTTCTTCATGTCAGAAGAAGAAGGCCCCGAAGGGCCTCCACCACTACACATGGGGTTTCTCCAGTTCTTGTTTGAGATGTCGAACAACAGAAACTTGACCAGCCCTGTAGGCTACCTCCCTAGGGTCCAGCATGTGGTCCGGGTAGGTGTCCGGGTAGAGCTGCTCAAGTTTGTTGATGAGGCGCTTGAGTTGAGCAGAGCTGAACTCTAAGGTGGGGTCAATCATTGAGGTTTCTTCTCAGAGAAGAGGCACTTATCCCCGTCGCAAGCCGCTGGGCCACTGGCCTCGTGGGTAGTTCCATAAACTGACATAGCCAGAGCAAAGTCGTCAGTGATACGACGCTCCAGTACTTCACGTTCCAGCTGCTCGTATGTCTCCTTATCGATAGGTTCAAACGGGAGGCGAGGGAATGTTTCATTGGCATCGAAACGAGCCAGCAAGGCGGCAGAGATGTATCCTTCATCAGCTTGGATAGCCTTGTGGATGAGGGTAGACAGCTCTTCGATCTCGTGCTCGCGATACTCCAGCGTTGCTGAAGTGTTGTGGGTTGTGTAATACTTCTGCACTTGCATGTAGAAGTCCCACTGTGCGTTGATTCCAAATCCGTTAATGTTGTACTGGTCGCAGCCAGGTAGATCAGCCCAGGGTGTCTGGACAGGGATCTCTACAAGCCACTCAGTGCAGCGGGGATCACGAGGATCATCCAGCAGAGCACCTGTCTCGTCACGATCTGACTGAGACGGAATGATCTTGTAGCCGTAAGCCTCACAAGCCAGAGCGACAGGATCGTTCTTGGCAAAGGTGATGCGACGGATAAACCGTGCTGCCTTGGGCGGGTGCCAGCCAGGAGCAGCCCCGGTGAGAAGGGACTTGGTTCCGGCAGGTTGTACGGTGGTGAAACGGTTGGGGATGCGCAGTCCGTGACGGTTGCAGTACTCAGTGACTGTCTCCTCTACGGTACGACGCCAGAAGTCAAGGTAGTTGCTCTCGACAACGCGATAGCCAAGACCTTCAGGACCATTGGGGCGTCCTTTGTCCCACCAATCAAGCCAGCCTGCTCCGAATGCCTTCACAAAGAAGTCGAAGAGACCAGTGAAAGAGACACCAATGATGGGGTCAACTTCACGGCTGAACTGATAGCGGGGAACTTTGAACTCATGATGGAGCAACGCTGCGGCTGCTATTGCTCCTGCCTTGAACGCACGATACTGGGCATCCCAGTCATTGGGATCCAGCTGGTTCAAGTGGATCTCAGCAAGGTTACAGTGGAAGTCCTTGCCAAGGATTTCACCACAGGGGTTCAAGCCGTAGCGACCCATGCGGTGTTCAATGTGGTCAGCACCTAGATCCTCGAGGTATCCTGCTGCGAGATCTGGGGATGTCTCGTAGAGATAGAGGAACTGGCGCTTCTTGTCGTCAGTATCCAGGAAGTCAACGCTACTCCTAGCAATAGCCTCGGGGGCGTACTGGATAGCACCTTCTCCTGAATAGAATTGCTTGGTAACACTAGCTTTAACCTCGTCAAACGTAGGCTTGGCGTGGAATACCCGAGTGTGATTAGCCATGCGTAGTGCATCACGCTCAGGATCAATCCGCCACTTACCATCTTCGCCCTGTTGCCAGAGATTGTCTTTTGCTACTGCTGCTGCTTCATCGTCACCGTGGAACTGGCGCATGCCAGCTGAACGGCGGACGTTACCTGCCACAACGGCGAGGCTTGATTCATCTAGCAGTAGGCAGCACTCAACAGAAGTGAGCTTACGACCGTGTGCCTTGGAGAGAATTTCTCCAGCACGTCGATAGAAATGGGCGAGCTTAACTGGGTTGGCCACCCCACCGAAGCCGGCAATGGGTGAGCCAGGAGCCCGGACATTTGATAGATCGATTACTACCTTCTCGATCTTGTCCGGGCCACAAGCTAAATTAAGGAGTGAGAGGAAGGCATCACACCAACCTTCTCGTGAATCGCCAACGGTAACAATGGCTTCTTCCTTGCTAATGGCCGCAATCGTGTGCTCAACTGGGTTTTCTTCTTCCCCAATTTTCTCCAGGATATCTAATGTAAAGTTTTGTCTCACTACTGGGAGCTTATCGAACGTGCGAGGCTCAATAATTGCTCCGGTACCTGAGCCCATCATCAGGAGCTCCATCTGCAGGCTGAATGCCTCAAGATCTTCCAGGTCGGTGTTGGTGCAGTTGTAGGCACCACTGAAGTTCTTCTGCTGCTCAATCCAGGGTGTACCACCTACCCACAGCCATCGGCCAGAGGGTAGAGCCTTGAGCTCAGACATCTGCTCACGGATCAGAGCAGCTTCATCTTCTTCCAGTTTCCCCACACGGGTCAGGCCGTCTACACACCGCTCAACGGTGTCTTGCCAAGTCTCTTTGCCCTGCTCTGTGCGACGGGAATAGGTACGGAAGTAAACGGGGTTAGCGCAGGGTGCTTGCTTGGGAAACGACATATGCTTGGTTGAGTTGATTGACTTTGGGATCGACTAGGTGAAAGGAAGAGACCCAGCCGATCTCTTCCCCGACATGTATCTCTACACAGTCTTCATGGGTAATTATTTCCGGTTGCGGCGGCAACAGCTGGGTAGACTCCAACGAAGATTCTTCGGATTGCATCAGCTACTTCTCTATGTTCAAGTTGGGTTGCGGGGTCACAGCGGACCTTGAAGTAATGGATCCACGAGCGGACTGTACCTGTCATGTACATCCGAGTTGGGGTTGATAGTGGAAGTACGCGACGTGCGCACTCCTTGGCCACACCAGCATCCAGCATGGACTGGTAGAGGTCGTAGCCTGCTAGGTTGTGGCGTGCGATGGCCTCCTGATAGCGGTCTACGAGCTGCTCTGGGAGGTCGTCTGTGCTGTTCTGTCTGTTGACGAAGTCTTGTCTACGCAACGCAGGCACGACGGGCAGTGGGGCCTGGGCATAGCGTTGGCTGAACTCTTGGAAGGAGAAGCTCCGGTGTCGGAGGATTTGGGCTGCGACATCACGTTCGGTTTCAATTTCAACGCACAGCGAGGCCATCTCAAAGGGTGACCAGTGTGCGTGGTTGATTAGGTACTTGATAAGTTTGGGGGCTGTGGCGTCGTTGTTCTCGTTAGCTGGGTTCGAGACACGTGCCATCTTGGCGATCAACTGGTCGCCTTCAGGGGTAGCCCATACAAGCTTTACGTTCATACGAGATCAATCAGGGTAGGGGGTTGATAGTTGGGGCCTTTCAGAACCTTGCCGTCTTCACGGCGGAGTGGCTTACCGTCGACAAGCTTGGACATGTTGGACGTTTGCACCCTATCAAGTGCTTCGTCAAGATCCCAGCCGACAGCAGCAGCAAGCTGGTAGCAAACGTACACCAGGTCAGCAAGTTCCTTGAGTGCTTCCTCCCTGGCGCGCTTATTTCCAAGGTCATCTGAAGCCAGATACAATGCTGCTAAGAGCTCCGTGTACTCTTCCGAGATTAGAGTCTTCTGAAGCTTCACCACCTCCCTGCTGAAGAGGTTGAGCGGCTGCCCCATTGCCAGACGGAATTCGATCGCTTGTCCTTGATGGCTCGACATGTTGTGTGATAGAAACGAGTTTGTTGATGTAGGCTTGTGCCTTAAGCAGGTCATCTAGGCTGCTCTCGTGGGCCTTGTGGCCTGCTCTGCAGATGTACTTGATAACATTGCCTTCCAGATAGCCAAGCTGCTGGTCAGCAATGAAATCCCATACCTCAATCTTGCCCCTTTGGTAGTGGGCTGGTGAATACTTACTCATCTTCGAGTCCAAAATCTTTGCGGATTTCTGAGGCCATGTCGTAGTACTTCTTGGGGATGTACCCGATCTTCATGTAGAACCTCTCTAGATATATTTCAGCCAGAAGCTTAACCTGTAAGACTTTACCCTCCACAAGGTGCTCAAAGCGGAGTACTTGTAAGTGAACCCAGGTCAAGAAATGGGGCTCAATGGCAATAGCTGCAATGATGATGGTGAATAGTAGGTAGTAGACGTTCATGGTGTAAAGAGGATTGGTTTACCAGCTGCATCGATCATGTCAGCTGTGAGGATTGTTGCTAGACGGACGGAAGTGATAGCATCTTCCTCGGTGTGACCGGCGTCAAGGAAGGCGTCACGGACTACTGGCCAGTAATCCCCATCCTTGACTTGACTGAGCAGCTGGTGGGCGCGCTTAGGACCGATACCACGTGCACCGGGGTAACCATCTGTTTGGTCACCGGTCAGCGCTTGCTCCCAGCGCTTGAAGATAGCAGCTTCTTTAGTTTGCTGAAAGAGTTCTTTGCCGTTGTAGATTTTGACTGGGAACTGTTGGAGGTCTTTGTCTGGCGAGCAGAGGATGAAGTCGGGATGCTTGCCACTGGTGGCAGCGACTCCAAGAAGGTCGTCAGCTTCGAGGCCTTCCCTTTCGTAGGTTGGGTAGGTTTCTTTGGCCCAGTTTTTGAGCTTGAGATAGCCAGCGGGCTTTCGCTTAACCCTGTTTCCTTTGTAGGCTGGGAAGACTTCTTTGCGGAAGTTAGTAGGGCTAGTTGTGAAGCAGAGCACATGGTTGGTCTCGAAACGGGTCATGAGTTCCCGCATCAGCTGCTTGACGATCTGTTTTCCACGCTTGAAGTCCCCAATAACGACAGTGCATTCCGGGTTAAACTCCAGCTCGGTCTCAGATGTTGAGGCAGCCCGATACAGGATAGGGTCGAAGTCAATCAGTAGGAGAGTCATTGTGTTTGGTGAGATATACGATGGCTTTAGCGAGCCTGAACACGTCCTCTCCGGCCAGTCCGATGAAGGTGTTACAGTTACTGCATAGGTAGCCGCGTATCTTGTTGGTGGTATGGCAGTGATCTATGTGTAGGTTGTCTGTAGTCTGGCAGATGCCGCAGTAGGGCTCAGCGTTTAGAAGGGCTCTGTCTTCCCTAGTTAATTTAAACCCATAGTGGGTATTGAATCTCCTACAGGCGTGACATTCCCTGAAATGGTTCCAGGTGTTACGCCTATGGTCAATGCTTGGGGGTACAGTATCATGTCCACAGTTCTTACAATGTAGGTACTTCTTAGTGGGTGGCTCCCCAATTTGCTCCGCTAACGACCTCGCATTCAAGAGCGATTCGGAAGTTGAACTTGGTTTGGACATCAGTCATTGCTTGGTGTAGGTACTTGGTGACATCTTCGAGATCCTTGGGGTCAACCGACAACTGCACCTCGTCATGTACGAAAGCCATGTGCTGGACATCCATGCCCCGGAAATACCGGTTCATGTTGACCACCCAGTTCTTGCAGATGACAGCGCCGCAGGACTGAAGCAGGTAGTTCAGTGCAGCGTGTGGCTTCTTGATCCTGATGATGCGACCATCCAGGCCCTTGAGCTGACCGCTCTCAGCCTTACTGGACACAGCGTCCATCAGTTCCTTAAAGCCTGTCAGACCGTCCATGACAGCCTTTCGGATAGCCTTACCACGAGAGACAGCCTTAGCCTTACTAGCGCCTGCTGCCAGGCCCAGCTTGGCGTTACCGCCGCCGTAGATCATGCAGTAGGTTACGGTCTTACCGTTCTTCCGATCGGTGCCGTAGATCTCTGCAAGCTTTGTGTGGATGTCTCCCTCAAGTAGTTCCTTGCCGAAAGCCCCGCCATCGTAAGGAGCCAGATAGTGAGCAAGGCAGCGTAACTCCAAGCCACTTGCATCACTGCCGACTTGAAGTCTTCCAGGTCCGGGATTAAAGAGCTCTCGGTATTCGTGTCCGCTTGGGACTTGTGCGAGGTTGGGTCGGTTGTGGGCATTGCGTCCTGTGGCAGTGTTTAAAATACACGAATGATGGAGCCGGTTATCACTTTCAACAAGCTTAAGCCAGCTGTTATCTCCCTCCGACAAAAGGCCCAGAAACTTCCGAAGCTCCATGATGCGGGCGAACTTGTCTGCATCTGGGTGACCAACAGCCCGTAACACGGTGTCGTCGATCTTTGCTTTGCCTGTTTCAGTAAGCTCCGTGAATGTGTGACCATGTAGTGTGGTGAAGATCCAAGCGATGTGATCACGAGAGCCAGGATTGAAATCCTTTAGCTTCGTGAAAGGGCAGTTAGCTACATAGCCCTGTCTCTTATTGTCCCTCTTGGGAGTGAACTCGGCACCTTGTACGTAAGCGTACTTGGAAGTCATCTCGTCTGAGAGCTTCTCGATTTCCGAGCGCAGCTTGTTCTCGAGGCGCTGGGCAGCCTCAATGTCAAAAGGGAATCCTGACTGCTCCTGCTCAGCCATGATGCGCTGGCATTCATGCTCGAGCTTGATTGGATCAGCGTAGAGGTTGACCTTGGGCCGGAACATCTGGACTAACTTTGTAGTCACCCTAACGTCCTGCTCGCAGTAGTCCTCCATCTCTCGGCTGTAGACCTTCCAGTCACAGGTCTTACCGAACTCACCCTTACGGAACTTCAGGCGGTAGCCCCAGCTCTCAAGGCTGTGGCGGCCATAGAGGTTGGGAGGCATGTCGCGTGGCTTGCTAGCCAGATCCCGGTCAAGGATGTCCGTGAAGAACATACGGGAGAGGATCAGTGTATCCCGTACCTTAGCCTCACACTCCTTGAAGTAAGGGTAGAGGCGTTGGATAGCAGGGATATCGAAGTTCACAATGTTGTGTCCCCAGATCTCGTCTGCTTCCATAAGGAAGTCTTTAACTCCCGTTTGTACGCTGTAAGCTTTGGAATCAGGCTCGTCATTAAAGCGCCAAACTTCCCCGGTTTCCACGTCCTGGATGACCAGACAGTGGATATGGTCCATCGATCGGACGAGTCCATTGGTCTCAATGTCAAAGGTTAGAATCACAGTTGTACTCCAGATGGTGAACGATTGAGATTAGCCGGTCTGCATTCAGGCAAGCAACACCCTCAAGGCGGAACACCTCTTGGTTGTACTTGTCTAAGAGCAGAATTGTTGGGAACTTAGTCACCTCGTATGAAACGAGGATGGATTGGTGGTACTGCGCCTCAAGCAGTGGTAGGTGTTGGTGGTAGTCGGTATCCTGCAGCACGTAGTTGCGGATACTCTTGAGAAGCTCACCCTCAGGGCTCTCATCTATGATGAGCACTACATTAGAAATCGGTAGTGTCGATAGATGGTAGTACCTCAGCAGCTTGCATTCTTCCTGTTCGTTTGTCATAGATGAGCTCTCCTGCATCTCCTGTGGATCCATTGAAACGGTTTTTGAGCACTCTAAGTCTCGCACAGTCTGCGCCGGTTGATACAGCCCGTTCCAGGCCGATGACAACATCTGAAAGCTGCGAGATTGAGTGTGAACCTCGAAGCTGCGACATAGAGATCTGAGCCCCATCCTCATGGCCTCGATCATCTCTACCCCTCCTAAGGTGTGAAATAAGGAACAAGCCAACACCAGTCTCCTCTACGAATGAGCGGAGCTTGGTCATAGTTACGTCGATCATCTTGCGCTCATCATCGTGGTAGGTACCAGACAATAAGATGCTGAGGTGATCGAGGATCAAGAACTGCACGCCCTTAGCTTTAACTAAGTAGCGCATATCGTTCAGGATCACGTCAGGATCGATAGAGCCAAAGCCGTCTCGAAGATACAAATTCCCAGAACCAACGCTGAGATCAAAAGCGCGCTTAAAGTCTCGTTCATCTAGGGTGTTGTCGAGGTGTAGTGGTTTGTTGGCAACAACAGTCATCAGTCTGAGACCAGTACGTTGTACTGACTCTTCTAATGCGATGTAGCCGACCTTAAAGCCTTGAGCGATAAGATGCTGGGCGAGTTCTCCGCAAAGGGTGCTCTTACCAGCGCCGGTCCCTGCTGTGATGGTGATAAGCTCCTTGAGCCTGATACCACCTGTAACGGTATCGATACCAGTCCAAGGCCAAGAGCAGTCCCTGCCAACCATTGGAGCCCTGAGAAGATCATAGATCTCAGCGCCCGATATGATTGACTTAGGGGTGTAGCTCTGGGCATTCCAGATGGCTTGTCGGATCGCCTCACCGTCAACAGCTTGGAGTGCCTCTGATGCATCCTTGTATCCTCCAAGGCTAGCGATCTTAACCTTGTCTGGTGGGAATAATTGAGCGCACTCAAGTGTTGCTGCTTGTCCGGGTTCATCAGCATCGAATAGAAGAACGATCTCCTCAAAGCCCATCAGCCAAGTAAGCTGATGCTCGAGATCCTTGCGGGCTCCCTTAGCTCCTGAGAAGATAGAGACTACCGGCCACTTGGGCATTGCCTGATAGACAGACAAGGCATCCATCTCGCCCTCAGTGATTACGACTCTCTTGCCGCCACCAAAGAGCTGTTGGCCGAATAGGCGCTTCTCAGCGTTCTTGCCCCGCCACTTGAAGTTCTTCTCTTGGTCTTTCTCCTTGTAGCCAACAACGCGGCCAGCTACATCGGTGTATGGGAACCTTATGTGAGGCC